TACTGCATTTGCATTAGTCAGCCCACCCGAAAGGATTGGCACAACATAAGCATTTGCAGTTGCAGTATTTAACGTAACTGCGCGAACAACACCGATTCGAANATTACTGAACGAATCGGCTGTAAATTGACTTACTGAATCAACGCTGGACATGGCCTACTCCTTAGCTAGTAGCAAAGGCAGACTGAGTAACCGATGTACCACCATTCGGGCCATACAGAGTGACTGTAATAGCAGCCGAATTAGTTGAGTTTGCCTGAAAGTTCACACCGTCTGACATGATAAATACAGCGGTGTTTACTGGAGCAATGTTCACCCAAGTCAACGACGAAGCGTTGTTTGAGGTGTTCATCTGAACTACTACGTTAGTAGTCACAGGCATTTGCCAAAGACCAGCAGGAATGGTTACAGCAGTACCAGCACCAGTGGTAACGGTTGCTGGTTGCAGATACGCACCGGCTGTACCCGTTACGGCATTAGCACCTGCTAATGGAATCTTATTACTAGAGAGTGACATTCTGGTTTCTCCTTAGAGCGAAATATTGTTAAAGCCGGTGACTACTGTGCATGACTTTGGCTTTGTGCAAACCATTTCTGCAATCATCAGGACGGCACCTACATAACCAATCTGCCAGTTCGGGAGAGTGGACTCAAAGCCTGTAAACGCAAACGAACCCTGCTCATGGATGTACAGAGACAGGTAGTTAGTGTTCAGGAAGTACACAGTACCTTCTGGGCAATACGGGTCTGGATAAATTGGCACACCGGCAACCATCAGAGCGCGGAAGCCGCTTTGTGGGCCGTTAGCATCGCCATCAAAGCCGTGACCCGGAGTGATGACATACTGTTCCTGACCCACATAGTCCTGAGCCAGCAACGTCCAAGTACCAAAGCCGCACACGCCAAAAGTCGGCACTTCAGCAGACTTCTTAACAGTACCAGAGATGTACTGAAGCATGTTCTGACGGGTTGGGTTGACGTTACCAGCGGTATATGAACCAGACTTCCACCAAGCATTGGCGGTTACGCTTCTGTCGATACCACCGTAGTTACCACCACCGGCTGGGTTGCTGGCTGAAATAGCGGCAGGCAGACCAGTAAACTGCTGATTGTTAGCAGCGGTATTGTTGTACAGCGAATAAGTCATGCCATCCATCATCACGTTGGTCGCATCGTTCATACGAGCTTCGATCAGAGGGATAATGGCGGCATCGTTCTGAACTGCGCCTTCCATGCCCAAGAATGGGACCGGAGCAATCATCAGCTTCAGGTTGAACTCAGCGTTGTAAGCACCCTGCTGGACTGAAGGCTGGTTGAACGAACCAGAGTAGTCAGACCACTGAGCATTCACGANCTGTGAACCCTGAACAGGAACGGTTACAGACGATACACCGCCTGAAGCCTGTTGTGAGTTAGCAATCAGCGCAGCCATCAACGGGGTGCTGTTGTAAATCTGCACCACCATCTTTGGAATAAACGCACGACGCGTAACGTATGTCAGTTCGNTNTATTGCGAACTGCCGCTTGCCGGAATTATGCCACCACCAATTGCCATTTGTTATCTCCGAAAAAGTTAAATACCAATAGGACGCGCAGATGACTGTCTACGCAAATCCGCCAAAGCCTGCGATGCTTCTTCACGCGCACCAGCAACTGGATTCTTCCAGTACTTACCCAAATCAAATTTCTTGATTGCGCTTGGGTTGTAGCCCGTCGGAGTTGGGGCAGCGGCTTGTTTCATCCACGACCAATACTCTGCTGCGGCCTCATGATTAGTAATGCCCTTATCGAGCATTACCTTCTCAATTTCTTCGATTTCTTCCTCTCGAACGCCCTTCTTCATCAGCTTCTGGCGGCGAGACTGCAAATCCTCAATCGCTTCCTTATCCCGAAGCCGAGCCTCAAGCTCGTCGACGCGCTTGTAAGCAGCACTGACCGCATTGGTCGTGGCTTCTTCAATCTCAAGCTCAGGAATCGGCATNTCCGGCTTGACCTTCTTGGTCATGCGCAGAAAGTCTTTTCTGGTTGCTGGATTTTCCGCAAGTACTTTAGCAAGTGCTGCCAGTTCGTCGCGGGCGCTGTCGTCAAGATTCTCAAGGCTCATAGGAATTACCTTACTTTGGGTTTAAGTGTTTTCTTAACTGCTTTCTTCATTGCTGCTTTTTTAGCAGCAACTTTTGCGTGCTTGGTCGCCATTTTAGATGACCTTTTTGCCGTCACCCGGCTTTTCTACACCCATCTTGCTCTTGGTGCCAGCCTTTGAAGCGCCGGAAAACCCACCGAGGTGAGCAAAACGAGGAGGATTGTAAATCTGACCATTCTGCTGCTGGTCAGAGGTTGCGTTTCTGATTTTCGATGCGCCACGAGGTTTGAAAAGTTCCACAGTTATTACCTTACATTTGAGGAGGAAGATTTGGAGCCGGTGCGCCAGCTCCAGCACCCATCGGAGGAGNTCCGGGCGCAGGGCCTTGGGCCATCGCCATTCCTTCGGGTGTCGCTCCACCGGCTTGAGGGAGCGATTGAAGCATCTGAAGAATCTCGTTTGTCTGAAGTTCGTTGGTCTTGCCCTTCTTAGGGCCAATCACACCGGCTAACGCTCTCAGTGCCGACACAACCTTTTGACCTTCAGGTGATTCGCTACCAAGAGCAGGCAGAGCCTGCTCGATCAAGTCCATCGCGGTAGACAGACTGACCATTGCGCCTTCACGATTGCCCATCTTGGGTTCAGGTGTAGACATAGGAGCTGACATGGGGCCAGTTGAGGCATCTGACATAGACGGAGACGCGGGAGCCTGCATCGGAGGTGCGGTCTTACCGCCCTGCTGCTGCGCAAGCATTTCCATCATTTTGTCATTCGGNATTGCCATAACTTCTCTCAAACAAAACTCGTAAAACTAAAGGGGGCTTTTATATTTTATTGCCCGCCCCCGCAGGCAAACTAGAAGCTCTTACGAGCATCTATTACTTGCGGGACTTGCGGCCCTTTCGTGCTTTGCGTGCCATGTTGATTATCTCCACATGCAGGGCCAACTTAGATGGGAAGTCAGCCAGACCCTCAATCCCAAGCGGGATTAGCTTTAGCGCCGATCAAGAGTTCGTGAACCCTTTCTCGGTACTCTGACTGAATTTCTACCACTGCTGATTTTATATTGCAAGGCAGGCGACTTATCAGCCCGATTGAGCGACTCTGTGGTCACTCTAGGCTGGTCTGCTTTGGGCTGAATGTTCTTCGGTAAAGCCGCCATTATTGCACCGCCTTAATGTCTGGCTTCTTACCTTCGCCCTTTGGCTTTTCCTGCTGTTGAGGCTGCTGCGCCTGCTGCTTTTCGCGCTTCTTCAGCTTCTGAATCAGCAACTGTTTCATCGGCGGCTCAAGCAGATCAATCAGGCTTTCCTTGTCGATAGCCTGAGTCTTGAACAGGTTGAACGCCAGCGACTTCAAATCCTCTGTAAAGATTGGGCTATTGCTATGCGCATCAACTTTCACCACGTAATCGCGTGTGAACTGTTCTGCAATGAACCGTTTTCCGGCTTCATCTGTGAAATGCGTCGGGTCATACACCTGCATCAGTTTCAGATACAACGTAGCAACCTTTTCCAGCGCATCTTCAACCACCAGAGCGCGTTTTTTAGCGCGGGATGAACCTAAACGAGCCAACTGGCTTGCATGACCTGCCGAACGCACGCCTTGCTCACCACGACCCGACAAAATGGCTGAAATACCCGATGCTTCTTCAAACATCGCGTCGATTTCGTGGATAACCTCGAATAACGATTGCGGCATCTCTGGTGCAAGCCGGTCAACCTTCGCATTGGGCATGTCCGAGGACAGTAAACCGCCTGCACGGTTCAGGGCAAAGTTCTTTTCGTCCAGAATACCCATGAATCCAGACACAGCGGTGGGTGGATTGACCTGTTTTGCCATCAAATCGAGTATTTCGGTCATGCGTTTGTTGCGTAGCTGCTGCAAATACATCAAGCGCTGCACTTCGGACAGCCCCCAGTAGTAATCGTACTGCGGATTCGGGCAAATCTGCACAAAAGGCAGCTCGCCTTTCAGGAACAGGGTGCCGCCGGGTCTGTCATAGATGAAAACATCAGGGTCAGCCATTGTGACGCACTGATAATCGTTGATTTCGTCATTCCAGACCCACAATTCGTACATTTTGACCGTATCTTCGGCTACCGTTGCCTTGTATCGGTTGTAACCGTACAAATCCATATTCACATTGCCGGTCATTTCAGGCGATGACGAAGACATGATGATGCGGTCTAGGCCATTTGGCACATCTTCAGTGCGCACATGGACGGCTGCTGAGAGCTTGCTGACGATGCTTTCCCGCTTAGGATGGGCGTACAGACGCGAATACAACTCGGATTTAGTGATGTAGTAGGTCTGAACGATGGCTTCCTGCCGGTCAGTGTAGGGAATATCCTCTCGAAGCACCCCGACGCAGCCCGGCTCAACCATGTACGGGTGGATACCGTTGTTTACCACGAGCTTAATGTACGTCGTGTTGTAAACAAGCGCCCAATTCAGCGCGGAACTGAAAACCTGATCGGCGTTTGAGTTAAGCCACTCGTCATTAAGTGCCGAAGTCAGTACCGGGCTTTTGATTTGCTCAGATTCATGAACAGAGGCACCTAGGTTTATGCTGAACCTAGTGGTTTCCGCTGAGTACAGGAAGCTGGTCAGGGTGTCGATATGGGGGAAAATCTTGTTGAACAGAGCCGGAGGTTCATCCGGCCCTGCACCGAACAGGAACAGGGAGCGCAGAGAGGCATAGTCAGCCTTGCGCTCCTCCACTGAAACGAGGCATTTTTCTATCAGTTGACGATAGAAAATCTCCCGTTCTGTATTGTCTGTCGGTATTCTCATTTCTGCAACGTCAAGTTTTCGTGGTCAGCAATGTACGACGCGGCCTTGGGGCCGGTCAAGTTACCCACATCCTTCGGGTTGACACCCACGGACTCGCCTGCAACGCTGCGGATGGCGCGGCCTGACAGGATGGAGGCCATGTCCAGCCCTCTTGGGCCACCGCCCCAGATGGCAGCGTCACCGGGCCTAGGCTCACGCGGAGCTGCGGCAGGTTCAGCCTTGGTTTTGTTCTTGCGGGTGTAGTAGCCGGTCTGTGACTCGCCTTCTTTGGTTGACTTGATGTTGGTCATGTCAAAGTCTTTGGCAAGATTTTTGACGGTCTTGTCTGTCCGTCGTGTCTTGGGCGACATGAGCGATGGAGCTTTCAGGTAGACGATTTTCACGCCTTCCTTACAGCCTTGTGGACAAACGGCTTCTCTAGCTTCAAAGAACCCGTGTTTCGGGCATTTGTAATCATGAACGACGGCCATGTTGACTCCTCAGTTGTTCATCTAGGTCTGGGGTTGAATAATCGGCTTTGTTACGGATTCCGACACTGATTTTTGGTATTCCGTTCACAAACTCAAGTCTCTGAGTGCGAATGATTCTCATTCGCGGTTGCTTGCGGTATTCGACAAACTTGCTACCGTCGATGTTACGCATCACGGCTATCTCGCCCTGTTGCCACGCGAGCAAAGCCTTGCTGACACGACGCTGTACAAATTCAGTGAGTGGCATCTCGCCGGTCTTGAATACTTTGGTGATGGTTGTCATGTCGAGGCCAGCGACTTCGGCGAACAGCTTGACGCTGATGCCGCGCTTTTCGTCATTCAGAAAGCGCGTCATGAGCGTTTTCAGCTCATTCATCGGGATGACTTTATCTGGCAGAGGCATCGGGGTGTATTCCGATCTGTTTGAGGTAGGTACTCACTGTCTTGTTCATTGAGACTTCCTCTGGCGTTTGCTTTTCCTGAGCCTTGTTTACATCGCGGGTCAGGCGCATCTGGATCAGGCGAGGCTGCAACTGTTCTGCATAGGCAGCCGCCGCCAGCGCAGAAGCAATCACGCGGTCATCCTTGTTGCGACCAGAGGCTTCGATGCTGCCGTCATTGCGCACTACGGTCTTCATCTCGTCAATCGTCTCAAGGCTGCGTATAACCATCATCCCGCGCTCGAAGTAGTCCTTCATGTAGTTGAGCATTCGTTCCTTGCTGGACGAAGTGGTGAGCCAGCCAATGCTGTTACTGATGCCACTCATGGAGTCATTACGTCGCCAGATGTAGTTGCTCATGGAGCCAAATACATCCATCAGGCTTTTGCCCATTGCGCCGCCATAAGAGGCTGCAAGTCGCTTGAGGTTCTTCAGCTCGTTGATGACGGCCTGCCCCGGCCCGTTGACTTCAAGGTTGAGCGTAGAGTTCTTGTATGCACCGGCGAGGTGAGCAATCACCCATGCGAACTGGTAGGTGTTCAGTTCGCTAGTGGCAAACTCTGCAACCTGTTCAAGACCGTCTGCATAGCAGCGGAACACTTGGATACAGAAGCGGTCAGCCCAGTCCGATGATCCGTAGGCTGGGTCGGCCCCAATGACGTAGTAAGCCGTGTCGATGGGTTCTTCCCAGATGCTGAGTGTGGCAAGACGCTCCGTTGACCTGACTACGTTCATGTCCTGAAAGTTAGCTCCCATGACATAGCGGTAGCTATCGTAATCGAGCTTCTTGGCATCCTTTACGGCATCCGTACAGCGCGACATGCTGAAGAAGCTGGTGCCGGTCATCACAAAGGCATAATCCTCCGTGGGCGGGAACTCCTGCATCATCAGTGCTTCGTCCTTGATGCCTTCGTACATCTTCCATCGCCACCACGCCATCTGTCTGGAATTGATTTCGATGTTGTAGAGCTTGCGGATATCCTTAGTCCATTCCTTTTCCTCTGGAGTCAGTTTGCCGTCCCAATAGGTCTTGTAAACGCTGCTCTCAGGGTCTGCTGAATAGAATTGATTGCGCCACCAGCCGCAGAAGATAGCCCGCTGTGTGCGAGCTTTCTTGGCGGTCATGTACATGTCGTGGAACATATTAAATCCCTGAGCCGTACTCTCGAACATATACAGTCTGTTCGGATTGGTCTCCGCAAGGGAAGCAATCAGGGAGGCGAGTCCCTCCTCGTTGCCCCATGAGGCGGTCTCAGTGCCATGCAAGTATGTAATGGCTTTGCCCTGACCGAGACGGCTCTTGTTACCTGCGATCTGGTAGAAGATGCGGCTACGGTTCTTGAGAACGAGCTGATTGCGGTTATGGGCCATCAGTGGAATCTTGTATTCTTTTGGTAGCCCGTCCATGTACATCGCAAGGGTTGAGCGAAACATATCACGGTTTTCTTCCGTATCGGATACGAGCGTACCTTGCCAGCCGGGGTTAACAAACTGCCAGTACAGATCCAGCGCGAGGCTGATAGTTGTGATGCCAAGCTGTCGGCCTTTGAGGATGACGAAGAAGTGAATATCCTCGTCCAGACCTTTCGTGATTTCGTCCATCACGTAGGTCTGAGTGCCGAGGAGCGTATCCATCTTTTTCAGGCCGTGTTCTTTAGTCTCAACCTTGAGCTGTGCGCAAAACTTATAGAACTGTTGCAGGTTGAATTTCATCGGTTTCTTTTTGTTTCAAAAACAATGTTGCCGGTTGAGTCAACTAGCTTTTCACCTTTCCACATTGGAGCCTTATCAGTTGCCCACTGAGACTCTTTACTGAACGATTCGTGATATGGGGTCTTGTATGTATCTGGATAATGCAATCGTTGATCTACCGCATTTACAGAAGGCTTGTCAGCACCGCCTTTCATCAACGATAAATAATATCCACGCATGTCATAATCTGGATATTTGTCTTTAGGATCAAATGGAACTTTGTTGGCTTGAACCCAAGCCATAAACTGCTTTTCCTGCTCTGGAGTCAGTTTAGTTAATTGTTTTTCCCAATCGGGTTTGGCATAAGCCGCATTTCTAGCAAGAAGTTCTTTTCTGAACTTTTCATATTGCTGCTGACGGATTAAATTCATTACTTCATTTTTGGTTGGCATATCAGTGTCTCGGATCGACCAGCTTCCAGCCCATAATAATCTCAAGTGCCCGTTTGTTACGAAGCACGTTGACCAGTTCAGTAACCAGATCAGGATCAAGCTCCCGCTTCCAACGAGCATAGAGCTTGACCTTCTTAGCTCTGGACTTGCCGCAAGACAGGGCTTCTCTCAAGTATCCCTGAAGCCTCTGTCGTGATTCATAGAGAGCAATTGCAAAGGCCATCTCATGCTCCCGTTCTTCAACCGATAACCATTTGATACGTGCTTCAATCATCTTCTTCGTATCTACGGTTACGTCTTGCATTTAGTTCACCATGTAGGCGTTTGACCTCACTGTCTAACACCATCTCCCTGCGCATTACACGAGCCATTACATCAACTATTTGATCTAATGTTAATGGCAATAACCGACCCCTGAGCAACTCTCTTGCTCTCTCGTCTACACACTCGGTTATTAAGCCTCTCTCCATACTCGTATCGAATCACCAACGTCTTTACAAATAAATTTACGTCCTAATCTCTTACCATGCCTATAACAGGCGTTATACACATTCTGCCTCTTCGCTCCCCCGCCTACTGCGAAACTATCACCAATCTCCATCACGTCATACGGGTACACACTCACACTATTTGACTTACTTGGCATCGGTACATCTTTGTCAATCGTGATATTCATGGCAACTCCCGTGGAACTAATACACATACTCTCACTACTCACTGGGTATTGCAAGCGTACTTTCTGAATTTTTCTGGGGGGGTTGCTGTTGAGGCTCTCACTCCAACCGAGTACGAACCCCATCCAATTCGCCATAATCGCTTCTGGCGCGTGCATGGCTACCATGGCATAGCTCACCCGTCTATCGTCGATTGTAGAGCGTTATATCGCGTCTGGCGTGCATCCGTACATGCAACTATGCCCCGTCCCATATCGGTATCACGTTAATACGTTAACAATCCCGTATGTAATATATATATCACGTTAATAACTATAACTCTCACGTTACTAATACCCTACTCAGTACTATCACGATATATTGCAGTTACTATCGGGAACGTTGTTGCAAACAAGAATCATTCTCATTCCCGCATCAATAAGTAATTCGTAGTAAATATCCTCTCGTAAGTAAAATTTACGTAGGTCGTACTACTTACGTAAGTCTTGTGATCTAAATAGATCATAAGACTTTAATACGTCGTAAGACTTAAATGGATTAAGACTAACTCTTTAATAATATCTATCTAAATGTTTTACGTGGTTCTAAAATATATTGAGACTAGTTACTTACGTAAGTAATGAGTCTGAATATATCGTATATATATAAGGAAAGCTGTTTTTTCTTGCTTGTGGATAACCTGTGGATAACTTGTGTGTAAGTATTGTTGTAGTGTCTTAACAATTCTTGACAATATATTACTTGAGTAGCTGCGAGAGTTGACCGATAGTTGGCCACGTCCTAGCAATTTTCCTAACTCTGAGGTTTACGCAATGAACACTGAAAAACTTTTCTGCCTTTATACTCAAGGCGCTCTGAATATCAATACAATCCTAAATAAAACTGATGACGGGCTTATGTGCCCGTATAGCAAGCAAACTTTGACCGAGCTGCTGGCAGAATATCCAGATTCTAAGGTGATTCCCTTTGATGACGCAGTCGAGCTGATCCAGACGGCATCCCGTGCGCATTACTGCAAGGGGTGGAAGGAGATTAACGAGGAAAAGTTCTGGTATGCGCTGGAAGTTTTGCCGCCTTGCAAATGGGTAAACAATGGCTCAAGCGAGGCATTCCACGTATCGGAACGACTAACCGGCTCGCTTGTTGATTGGTATGCCAGAGTTGGCGAACGATACTTCACCAAAACCGACGACTGCACATTGACTGCTCAGGCTGTCATTGATTCAGCCGCTACTGAGGTGCAGCATGATTAAGCACGACTTCAAACGCTCTTGGATCGTCGCACGCCTACACCCGCTACTCACGGGTGTCAGGTGTGTGTTGAAAGCAGCCAGCGCGGTTATATTCGTTCTGGCTGTGTATTTCCTTCTTGTTTTCTGTTTCTCGTACTGACTCCACCAACCTGTGCCGGGACTGCAACCGGCACCTTTTTCCTAATGTGAGGCTTTATGCAATCCGAACTGTTACCCCGCAGCCCTTCTTGGGGCTTCCGTTATTTCGCCACGCGTCAAGACGCTGACGCGTTCGTGTCAGCTCTGAATCGTGAATACCCGCCCATGCCCTACGGTACACTCGCCGTAATCGTGGAACGTGACGGCAAGCCCGTAGAGGTTAACTATTTTGTCGGGAGTGCTGACTAAAATGAATATCCAATTAACAGATGCAGAAGCGCGCACGCTCACACTTGCGCTCGCGCAGTACACCATTGAACGCGTGAGGGAACTGCGCACCACACAATGCACGGATACCGCCTCACGCATATCTACAGAGATTGTTGAATGTGGCGGCATACTCAACAAATTGCCAAGAGTGAGGGCACCAGAATGACCGCGACATTCAAACAACGTGACGCTGCCAAACTGCGTCACCAACAGGCAGCACTGTACGCTGCCCGTGTACGCGCTCGCGCATGGATGCGTGATAACGGGGTGCGGCTATTGTGTACCGACCGAGTACGCTGGAAACNACAGCCGCAACTGTGGTTACTTGATTCTAACGCTAATCCATTTTGAGAGGGTTTATGACTGCAAATGAAATACGCAACTTGCTTGACGCGCACACGCTCGCAAATACGGAACGATTCAAGATGACGGACGTTATCGCGTCTTATCGCGCTTCCTATTATCGCGACTGGCTCGCGGCCTTCATGGAACAGGGCGGCGGCATGGCTGAGGGCTTGATTAAATTGATGCAGGAAGACCTGCAAGGGGTGAAGTGATGTTTCTCGCTAGAAAAAAAGACGGCAAGGCTACGCAAGTGTACCGGCTCGCGGATGATGTAACGATTCCAGACAAGATGGATCGAAATAAGCTCATCAAAGGCGGTCACTTCAAATGCACGTATGGAAAGCACCTGATCGAAGGCTGGCGATGGCCACCGAAGCGGCTTGACGGCGAAAGTAAGCGGGTATCGTGGACACCCGCAGGCGACGCGGCTCTGTGCGGCTCTGGCTGGTCGGCTGTTGCAAAGACACCTGAGATTGCACGGTTTAAGGTCGAAGTATTGGCAAGAGGTGAAGCATGAGCAACGATAGAAACGACTTTCTACCAGAGGTGCGCAATAACGCATGGTGGTCTGGCGATTCGCGCATGGCGGCTAATGGTCGCGCCAATGAAGCGATACTTCAGAAGCTAGGCAAGATGGAGCGTCCAGACCTGTCGCAAGTGGAAGCCGTCCAGATGGGTCACGTAATGCAACCCGTCATCGGGCGGCTGGTCACTGATCGTCTTGGTCTTGAAATCAGGGACGCGGATTACATGCTGGCTCACTCGCGTGAGCCATGGCTGAAATCGCATTTCGACTTCATCACTACGGATGGCAAGACGCTGATCGAAGCAAAGAACTATGGCGCACACAAGCGAAACAAGTATGACGTAGAGGCCAACATCATACCGTCCGACGATATGGCGCAGCTTATACACGAAGCAGCGGTTCACGGGGTCGAGCATATTTATCTGGCTGTGTTATTCGGGGGTCAGGAATTCTGCACGTTCGAGTTTCACATCACAGACGCGCAGAAGGACGAATTGGTGCAGGACATGGCTCAGTACTGGGCACGGGTTAAGACCAATGACCCGTTACCACCTGAGACCGTAGAACAGGCCAAGCTCCTATACGCGCAAGACAGGGGCGGCTCTGTGCTGGCAACGCAGCAGATTGAACGCGCCTGTCTGTCACTCAAGCAGATCAAGGCCAACATCAAGACGCTGGAGGAACAAGAGGAGCAGCTCACTGTTGCAATACAGAACATTTTGCAGAACAATTCAGAACTGTTGACTGTTGACGGCACCGTACTCGCTACATGGAAGGCATCGAAACCAACCAAGCGGTTCAGCGCGTCGCTATTTCAGTCAGCTATGCCTGACATATACGAGCAGTTTATTACTGAATCGCCCGGTTCCCGACGTTTCCTAATTAAGTGAGGTATGTATGAAATTTGATAAAAAACAAAAGGCGTATATAGAGCGATTGATTAGAGACGCATCAGTTCACGCTTTTTCGCTCGGAATAGAAAGCGGCAGAGATGAGGTGCTTGATTCTATTCAAGATTGCCTTAATCCATTAAGGTCACCAAAGGCAAAAGTCGGTGAAGCCAGTAAATTCATAAGTAATTTGCTTTCTCAGCAAGATAAACCTCTAACGCAAAAGGTGAAGAAATGAACAACTTGGTTGCCAATAACGCATTTGTGCCGGCAAACATTGAGGAAGCCATGCGGCTTTCAGATATTTTGTCGAAATCACAGCTTGTCCCTAAGCAATATCAAAACAAGGCCGAGGACGTTTTGGTAGCTACCATGTGGGGCAGGGAATTAGGTCTTGCACCGATGCAAGCACTACAAAACATTGCGGTCATCAACGGCAGGCCATCGGTCTACGGGGACGCTGCAATGGCACTGGTACAGGCCAGCCCGCATTGTGAGGACATAGCCGAAACGCTCGAGGGTGACGGCACGCCCAACCCTGTTGCTGTGTGTACCGCTAAACGCAAGGGTCGTGCGGCAGTCGTGGCGCGATTCAGTGTCGATGACGCAAAACGCGCAGGTCTGTGGGGCAAGGCGGGCCCGTGGACACAATACCCGAAGCGTATGCTTCAGATGCGTGCCAGAGGCTTTGCACTGCGCGATGCGTTCCCTGACGTACTCAAGGGGCTGGTCACGATTGAAGAAGCGCAGGACACGCCCGTAGACGTTACGCCAGAACGCAGCCAGCCACAGGCTGTTACGTTCGTGCCACCCGTGATTGATATGGAAACCGGCGAGATTGGCAAGGAGCCACAACATGAGTATGCGCTATACCTGCCGGATGGCAACGTCTACAGCAGCTACGAGACGGATTCGGCATGGACGGAAGGGTACATCGAAATGATTCGCAAGATTACGAGCAGTACTAAGCTGTCCGATGGCGCAAAGATGACGAAAGTTACCGAGCTGGAAAAGGCAAACAAGACGATCCGGCACGGCTTGCGCCCTGCACTGGTTGCAAAGATTACGCTTGTGATGCCACGCGAACCGGGAAGCGATGATGACGAAGGCTGAGTACTGTGCAGCCATAGGCAAGGCTTGCGATGCTGAACTGGAGACGTTGAGTCAATTGATCGGCATGTTATCGAACATGCGGGGCAACGAGCGATTTGAGTCAAGCAAGGCGTTTCTGGTTCAGCTTCAAAAGAACCTTTTGAGTATCAAAAACCTAACGAGGAGTGACGACAATGAGTAGAAAACCTAAAA